ATGGAACAAGAGATGGCGATCCGGCTGGAGCGTGACCGGCTGATCGAGGCGATGAAGGTCTTGCGGCGGAACCTCCGGCAGAGTCACGGAATGACGCTGCGGGTCTTCGCTCAATGCGCCGGGGTGTCAGCGACGCAGATGAGCGCGTGGACGTGCGAGCCGGTCGACCGCCCGCCGGACTTCATCTGTCGGTCGCGGATCGACGACGAGTACCGAGATGGTAAGTAAAGGTCTCGCGCGAGACCTTGTAACGAACTTTTTTTCTAGTGAGGTGTGGAGATGGAAGTAGATAACAATGAGCTATTGCGTCGCATCGGTATGGTGTTGCGTGTGATTAGCTGCAAGCTAAATCGGCTGATTGAGATTGGCGAGAGGGTGGAGGGTCAGGTTCGGTTGCCGTCTGAGGAGGAGTCGAAGACGGTTGCGGAGGTACTTATGAATGACGCCTGCATTCCTTCCGATGCCGTAGCCGACGAGCCGCCTAAGAAGTGGCGAATCCTTGAGCCGGGAGAGGCTGTGCAGGAGGGTGATTGGGTAAATGCTCTTTGCAACAAGCCAGATGAAGACCCACCAAGAGGCGGATGGCTTCCAATTAGGGCAAGCCTAACCGCAGGAAAAGGAAGGAAAGCATTGGATGCTGTGGGGCTGTACGTCGCCCGTCCGGTTGTCGACGAGCCAGCGAAGGAGGCAGTCGAACATCCGGCAGGACCGAAGCCCGATCCGGGTGAAGGGTATCGGATCCTGGGAAAAGATCCTCCGGAGGATCTGCGAGATGGCGACGAGTTGTTGCATCGCAGACTGGGCGGATGGCATCAATCGCTTCATGCAAGGTGGGGATATAAAATGCAGGATACTGACTGCTGGTATCGCCGCAAGATCGAGGTGGCCACCGAGCCACCCAAGCCAGCATGGGAGCCGCAAGTAGGCGATTTGGTGAAAGTAACGAGGCCGGAGGATTGGAAGGAGTGGAGAGAACCGCTGTGGCAAGAAGAAATGCACATTTACAACGGCAAGTTTTTGCGAGTCAGAGGTGCCTTTGAAACGTCGGTCGGCCATAGGGTGACGCTTCATGGCTGTGATTGGTTTTTCCACCTCGACTGGCTCTCCCCTGCAACGACCAGCCAACCACTGAAAATACCGCCATCGCTAGCCACTGTATCAGGCTCAGGCGTCCGCGAGTCCCAGCCATATTTGGAGGATGAATACCGGAAGCCGCTGCTGCCTGGAGACTTCGACAAGCCATGCGATTTCAGCAGCGATGGGATTGAGTGGCGGAATGGCTATCTCAGAGGCTATGTCCATTCTAAATGGCGAGATACTTATGGTGTTTGCTGGCCATGCTGCCGCATCAAGAAGGATGCCTAGTCGAAAGCAGACTGGATCCGGCATCGAGTGAAGTCCGTCCGGCGCAGTATTACCCTGCCTCTACAACGTTCTAACAGGTCGATCGCAACAGAGACGATCGACCGATCGGACCGGATGGGATTGCCGAGCATCTGGCCGACAGCCCGAACGTCGGGCACGAATACGACGCGCTGGCCGCAGATGATCTTCGGAGAGAGCGCCTTGCGGAATCCGTCGCATGGTCGCTTCGAAAGCATATAGGGGACCGCTGAGACGTGGACCCACAGTCCAGTCGGCGCATCAGGCCATCGAGCGCGGACGAACTCTTCAACCCACTCTGAGCGAGTCCAGTACCGCCGATCAAGGATCGCGGACCGCAAGGAACCATCGAGGCAGAACCGCGCAAGAGTCCGGGACGATGGCCGGGTCGGGATGAGGAATGACGCCTCCGCAAGTGATATGTGATCGTCCGGTGGTGTAAGATGGACATCCCGTGCGAGCCGATCGAGCTTCCCCGCAAGGGCGGGAGGGTAGAGATACTCGCCGGAGAGGTGAGCGCGGACGGTGTTCATGGCGCATCCGACGCGCTTTGAGATATCGCTGTAGTTCAACCCCATCTGCCGGAGTCGATAGATTCGCATGATCTTCTCTGTGCCGATCATCTGCCGGGGCATGGCGTTCTCCTGGGTGTCAAAGTGAAATAGGTCGCGTACTGTCGGGGCAAGGGGGCGAGGAAATGGACGATGCGTTGACTGAGGCGGTCGGTGGCTCGGGTGCGATCCAGGAAGCCTACGGGGACGTGGTCGAGATCGGCGATTCGTTCTTCGATCAACCCGGATGGGGTTATCGCCTCCGCCGTGGATTATACGCGACGACCCTCTGGGATCGACAGGACGGCCGCTATCGCCCCGTCTACGAGACGGAGATCGACCTCCAGATTATCCGAGCTATGAGCTGGTTGCTGGTCGCCAGAGTGCCGATGGCGCGGGCCTGGGTGGAACGGCTGACCGATTACACAATCGGGACCGGATTCGACTGGAGCGTGTCGCATCCATCGCCGGAGATTAAATCCTACGCGAACCGGCTGATCGATGAGTTCATGATTTCTTGCGGGTGGTCTCCTGGTCTGGAGCGGGAATCGTTCGCACGATCGATCGAGGACGGGGAGTTCCTCGGTGAGCTGGTGTGGGATGGCGCGCCGGGTCTGGTTGTGCGGGAAGCCGATGAACTGTCGGAACCGCTCGGGCGGCTCGATCAGTACGTGCTGGCCGACTTCGACCCGTCTTGGTCGTTCGGTGTGATGACGCGACCGGAGCGACCGTCGATGCCGCTCGGGTATCACTTCGTTCGGGATGAGGCGGGGACCGACTGGAACTTCGCGCCGGCGAAGCGTGTCCTCCACTGGAAGCGGAACGTCCGATCGGGTGCCAAGCGGGGCGTCAGTGACTTCTACACACCGCATCAGTACTTGAGCCGGGGCGACAAGATCCTCGCGAACACGGCGGAAGGGACGGCGGTGCAAGCCGCGATTGCCTACATCGTCGAGCACGCGCCGAACGTGACCGGGACGCAGGCAGCGGCGCTTACGCAGATGGCACGGGTCGTCGGTCAGAACCCGGTGACCGGGGCCTCTCAGCGGATCCTTCCGATGCAAGGCGCTCAGCGGCTTGATGTTCGAAACGGTCAGAAGTACCACGCGGGACCGCTAGCCGGGACGAACAACAGCCAGAACTACGTCGCGGTGATGAGTGCGGCGCTGAGGTTGGCCGGATCTATCAAAGCGTTTCCGGAGGGGATGCTGACCGGGGACTACGCGAACAACAACTACGCGTCGGCGATCGTCGCACAAAGCCCATTCGTTCAAGGGCGGCTGGCAGAACAGGCGACCCGTGCGCAGGAGATGCGCGAGATGGTCCGAAAGGTTCTCCATCTGGCCGTCGATGCTGGCAAGTTCCGCCGGTTCGGAATCAACTACATGAGCGATCTGGAGCCGGGGTTGGAAGTGAACATCGTCCAGCCGAAGGTCATTCCGATAGACCGGTTGCAGTTGGCGCAGTCGCTCGCGGTTGAGAAGTCGCAAGGCTGGGTGACGGATCAGACAGCGATCACGGAACTAGGCCGGGATTACGAGCAAGAGAAGAACCAGCGGACCGACGAACGCCAGACACCGGCAGACTTGGCTGGAGCCATTGCTGCGACCACTCCGGAAGCTCCGGCTGAGAAGGTGGCAGATACCGCGTTGAACGGGGCGCAAGTCCAGGCCGCGTCTCAGATAGTGGAGAAGGTCGCTGCGGGCGTTCTGCCGCGAGCGTCGGGCGTTGCGCAGTTGGTGATGTTCTTCCAGCTGACTCAGGAGCAGGCGGAGGCGGTGATGGCGACGGCCGGGACTGCCGACTTCGTGCCGACCGGGACGACGGTTGCTGTGGCACCAGTTCCGCAGACGGAGCAGGGAGCGACGGAGGAGGTCGACGAGTCGGGGCCATCCGGCGAGTATGCCGGACTCTCGCGGCAACAGTGGAACCGGAACCGCAAGGCGATCGCGGACGTGGTCAGCGAGTTCAAACAAGGCGACATCGACCGATCCGCGGCGGGTGTGATGCTTGGCCTCCTCGGGATCGCGTCGGCAAACGTCGATGCACTCCTCGGGCCGGCGGAGTCCGTCGAGCTGGAGGAATCGACCAAGACCTACAAGCCACCGGAAGGCGCTCAGGGCAACGCGAAGAAGGTTCTGGCATGGCGCGAGAAGCACGGGGACGCGGTGAAGGGGATGACTCGGGTAGGCTGGACCCGGGCGAACCAATTGGCGAGCGGTGAGAATCTTTCGCGGGAGACGGTTGGCCGGATGGCCGCATTCGGGCGCCATCGCAAGAACGCCGAGGTCGATCCGCAGTACAAGGACGAACCCTGGCGGGATGCCGGCTACGTCGCGTGGTTGGGCTGGGGCGGCGATACTGGGGTGAACTGGGCTAGCGAGATCGTCAAGCGCGAGTCGATCGAGACGGCGAGCGGGAACCTGGAGGAGTCTACCGCGCGAGAGGTCAAGATCCTGGAGTCCTGGGGAGAGTATCCTTGAGTTTTGAAAGGTCACGCGCGAGACCTTTGGGGGTGACATGCCGGATCTAGCGGAACGGGCGACATACGAACGGGCATTGGCGGCTGATGTGCGGGAGGTCTTCGGGCGATTCCGCGATCGAAACCGATTCGATGCGGACCGGTTCGGCCGGGAGATCGCAGCGGCTACCCTTGAGACCATCCAGGAGATCCGGCAGCGGGCCCTGATTGCGATGCTGATCCTCATTGCGGACGACGATCAGGCAATCGCGGAATTGCTCAAACGGAACCAGCGATCGATCGATGCGGGGGTAGCGGCTCAGGCCGAACGGCTCGGGCGCGACATGGCGGCAACGTCGCGCGGATGGCTGGCCGACTCGGATGACTTCGCGCGGACGCTGGAGGATCGGGTCTTGGCGCCATCGCGGTCCGATACGGTGGGTGTGACTGAGACGACGACGGCCGTCAGCGAAGCGGAAGCCGAAGGGCAAGACATCCTCGAAGGAATCGGGATCGACACCGAGCCGCGCTGGATCACCCAGTTGGATGAGCGGGTCTGTCCGGTCTGTGGTCCGATGCACAATCGGCCGCGCTCGCGCTGGGGATCGATGGGGCCTCCTCCGGCGCATCCGAACTGCCGGTGCTTTCTGGTCTATGCTGCGACCGTCGCGACTCGGTAGGTGGCATTCCACCAAAGTGATTACCTCCGCCGTAACCTCATGCGGAACGGAGGGCGTTCAATATGGCACGATGGGAAGAAGCCTACAGCGGCGGCAAGGTCGACCGTGAGGCTGGAGTGATCCGCGGGGTCAAGGTCTTGGGCCTTGAGTCGCGGAACCGTCGGCGATACTTGAAGGAAGCCGTCCGGAAGGCGATCCCACTCTACGAGGGCGCGAAGGTCTTCATTGACCACGACCGCAAGAACGGGGAGCGATCCTTCAAGGATCGATGGGGCACGCTGACGAACGTCCGCGCGGATGACAACGGGGAGCTGTGGGGCGACCTTGAATACCTCAAGAGCCATCCGCAGACGGAGATGATCTTGGAATCGATCGAACGGTTCCCGGATTCGTTCGGGCTGAGTCACAACGCGGACGGCGAAGACAAGATGCAAAACGGGATGTCGGTGGTAACGGAAATCGTTGCCGTCCATTCCGTCGATTTGGTGTCGGATCCAGCGACCAACAAGGGACTATTCGAGGGGTACCAGATGAAGAAGAAACTGATCGAGGCTGTCGCTGGTTCGGTGTTGGCGCCGGTCCTGGCTCGCCTGCTTGAGAACGAAGGCTACGACGACATGGCCGCGATGGAGATCGAGACGATGGAGGACACTCCGGAAGCTCACCTTGATATGGCGCTGTCGATGATGGTTCAGAAGATCATCGGCGACAAGTCGCTGTCGATGGAACAGAAGCTCGAGAAGTTCCGCAAGGTGCTCGAAATGGAAGCCGCGATGCAACAGAGCGCGGAGCCCGACGCGGCGGTAGCCGAAGAGATGGACAAGCTCAAGGAAGAGAACAAGGCGATGAAAGAGTCGCTGGAAAAGATCCAGACGGAGGCGACCTGTCGCCAGTTGCTCGAATCCCTCGACCGAGAATGCACCGCTCCACGGCTGGCCGCGCTTATGGCCGTCGGTGAGTCGCTGCGC